CGTGAAGGGCAGCGAGATATCGCGCCATTTCCGTTCCCCACCATCCTCGGCGAGGTAAACATCCGAGGCATAGGCCGGGAAGTCATCCGGCTGCCAATCGTTCTCGGGGCTGACGAACTGCCCGCGCACACCGTTGAAGTTCGACGACATCGTCACGCGCGTCGCCAAGGTGAGCCCGCCTTCGCGGACATGGTCCGAAGTGAGCGCCACATCCGGCGCACGCCATGCCCCTGCATGGATGCGCCAGGAACCGCTCGAGAAGGCGCAGCGACCGGCGAAGCTGGAAAGCATTCCCTCGATGATCGTCTTCGGGACCTCCGAAAGCGTAATCACCCCGTTGCAGGCATAGCGTGGCTCGGACCCGCCACCGGCCAGCGCGACGGTCTCGTCACAGATGTTCGCCGCTTCGACGAGCGCCATCTCGTCGATCCCATCGGGCTGACCAATGCGCGCGCCGATGCCCCAGGTTGGATTGGCCATATAATCGGCAAGGCAAAGGGCGGGGTTTTCCGAATAGCCCGCGGTTTGGGTCCGCGGGTCCCAGATGTCATCCTTGCCCTCGAGATCGACCGTGATGTTCGGGATGCCGCCCGGGAAAGCATCTTGGTCATAGGTGAGCCGCAGCCGGATTGCCGCACAGCCCCGCAGCCTATGGTTCTCAGTCCACATGTCGGGCAGCGCTGCCTTGAGCCCTGCGAAAGCGGTCTGGTTTGCTGTCCCGAGTTTCTTTTCGACAACGACCTTTCCGGCCCAGCGGCCTTGAGCCACGCCTGCGGCATTCACCGCCGCTTCGCCTTCGAAATAGATGGCCCCGATCGATTTGACCCGATGCGTGGCCAGCACGATCACCAGATCGAGGTATTGGTTCTCCGATCCTGAGGAGTGCAGGAAGACGATGACCCCGCCCTTGCGGGTGCGACCATAGAAGAGATCGCGCGGCACCACGGGCTCGCGGATCGTCACCGTCCGCGGCTGCATCGTGGTCTGCGGTTTTGGCATCAGAGCCTGCGCCGCGTAGGACAGCAGAAGCGTGCCGCCGATCCGCAGAAGCGCGGCACCAATTCCGCCCGCAGCCAATACGCCGCTGATCGCCCCCGCGATCGCGGTGACGGCTGTCACGATGAAGGGCATGGCGTGGTTCCGAGGTCAGATGGGCCAGGAAAGTCGGCAAGCGGTCAGTGGAACGGTCACGAGGCCTTCGGGTGCCATGCCAACTGCCGTGGCCCCATTGCAAATGCCGAAGCCAAGACCGGTCTCAGCCAGGACGATGTCGCCGCGCCCAGCAAGAAGGACAGACGGGCGTGGCTCGCCCAGAAGCGCAAGACCCATCTCCTCAAGCGAGGCCCAGCCCAGACGGCGCATAACCCGCTCGCCGCCGAGCGCTGTGGTGTAGCGCCCGCGCCAGAGGGACGCGACATCCTCACCGCCCGTGAGGATCATGCGCGTTTCAAAAGCAAAGGTGGGGCAATCGTGGACGCCCCAGACAAAGGGCTTAGCCCGAGCGGTATCGATTGCCGCCGCAAGCAGGCGTTCCCAGTGCTCAACGCGAGGGTGCATCATCCCCGTCCCCAGGTGATTTCGCGGTCCTGGATCGCGGTCACATATTCGAAGCCGAGATCGCCGGAGAACAAGACCTGCTGGCTTTCGTGCGTATAGCGCCAGGTTCGCGCCACGGTCAGATCAATGAGTCGGCTCTCGTAGCTGATGGTGATCGTGCAGGTGTCAGCGTCATCCTTGATTTCAGGGACATCGAGCCGGCCGGAGAAGGCCTGAACCGGATCGGCGATGATGCTGCCATTCTCTTCCAGAAGCCCCAGCCAGATCCGGCCCGGCAGGCCTTGGCGCGCTTCCTCGATCGCCATTTGCACCAGATCCAGCGGCACGCCAGAAAGTGACACGGCCGTGCCCCCGGCCACAACCTCGCCGGTCTCATCGATGCCCCCGAGGCCCAGGAGCGATCCAGCCCCTGCCCAAGTTTGTCCGTTCCAAGTCACAGACCCAAGGCCAGACCAAATCCGCACCCAGCCCGTGGCAAACTGTCCTTCGAAGAAGATGACGGGCCGCAGGCTTTGATCGGCCAGCGCAGTGGCGAAGGCGACAGTAAGATCGCGGCTCATCAGAGCGCCTCCCGCGCCGAGATCGTAAAGCTGTACTGATCTGCCCGGCCGATGATGGACGGAACCGGTGCCATCAGGCGCAAGAGGACCGACGGGGCATCAAGGCCAAGGAGCGTGCCGACCGGCACGGAAGCCCGAAGCGGCGGGACAAAGCTGATCACCGCCTCACTTCCGAATGGCGTGACATCTGCGGTTACTTGATAAAGCCGAGCGGTTGCGTCCGATCCGAGCTGGAAGAAATCCCCCGCACCCAGACCAAGCCCCCAGCCTGCCGTGCGCAAAGTGGTGGCTCCCGCCACCTGAGCCTCGGTGACATAAGGATTGCCCGCCGCCACCGGCACTTCGATCGAGGGATCGGGAAAGAGGAACCGGCCCCGGAGGCCACCAAGCGCGGCGAAGAAGGCGGAAAGACGCCGGGCCTTGGCCCCTCGGGTCACCGCCATTTCGATCTGGTATTCCCACCAGGAGGCGCCCCAGTCCTGGATCTGGGACGTGCCGGTGAATGGAGAGCGCGCCTCGGCCACAGACGTGACCAGGCGCCGCTCGAGCGAAGACACGAGCGTCAGCGGCAAGACAGGAATGGCCATCTCAGATCACCTGACCCCGGCGCCGCCCATCTGCCACGCTCTCCTTCGCGATGCGGGCGATTTCCGGGATCGCCGCACGAAGGCGCGCGTCAATCTGCTCGGCGACCCCCATCTGCGCCCCGCGCGCGTCGATGTTCACGGTCACGCCGGTGCCAGCGCTGGAACCACGTCCATACCCAGCCGCTTCACGACGGTTCAGCACCCGTTCCCCGCGCTGCAGGATGGCAGGCACCTCATCTGGCCGAAGTCCTGCCCAGCCACCCGAATGCAGCCGCGGGGCATCTGCAAAAGCCGTGACTGGAACCGCGCGCATCGGTGCGCCCGCACCCACCATCCCGCCCGTGTGCCAGATGCTCGCATTCACCATAGGGTTTGCGGCAGCCGCTGCCCCACCGCCAAAGATCCCACCGCCGAAGACGCCGGAAAGCGCTGAGGCCAAGGGGCCCAAAACCGCGTTCTTGAAGGCAAGTGTAGCAAGGTCCGCCAAGATCGAGGAGACCAGCGATTTGAAGTCAAACTTGCCGGTCGTCACAAACTGTCGGAAGGCGCTTTCCGCCGAGGAGAAGGCCGACGTCAGCGTCTCGCCAAGCCCTTTGCCCCAATCCATCGCGCCTTTGGCATAGTCAGCCAGGGATTTCGTGACCTGGGCCCAGCCGGTTGCAGCCTCTTCGGCAGCCTTTTTGGCGGCGCCGCCTGCTCCACCTGCGGCTTGACCAGCATCTTCAAACCCGTCTGAGAGCGCACCAGCCGCCGCGGCCGCGCCGTTCAGCGCGATTTCGCCCTCTGTCCCTGCGCCGGTGATTGCTGCCTTGAGGGTTTCCCACGCTGTCATTGGGCGCGCGGCCGCCTCTGACAGCATGCCGGCCGCCTCACCGTAACCCGCCGCGCGGCCACGGGCCGCCTCGGCCATGCCCCCGAAGAGATCAGGGGCCTCAATGTAGGTCGTGCTCATGGCAGCACGGAAGGCATCAGCCGCCGCCGTGCCTGCGGCTGAGGCTGCGCCTTCGAAGGGATTTGTAATCCCGCCAAGATCCACCGCCTCCAAGGTGCCGATCTTCAGGCCAGCCTCACCGGTCGCCCAGTCTGGCAGGAGGGCCAGCGCCGCGTTCAGCCCTTCAATGAACCCATTGATGCGCGTGACCACCGCGTTCAGCATCGACTCAACGCCACCTATGAGCCCGTTCGCCGCCTGATAGGCAAAATCCCCAATCGCCTGCGGCAGCGCGCCCCAGATCGCCTTCACCCCGTCAAAAGCGCCTTGGAAGGTCCCGACCGCAGAATTGCCCCAGCCCATAACAGCCGTCAGCGCCGATTGCAGCCCATCGTAAATGCCCGCCTGTGCACCCGCCCAGCCGGCTTCAACGCGCGACCACGCTGCCGTTGCCGCCAGCGCAAGGCGGTCCCAGGCCTCTGCCGCCACGTCGCGCAAGAGGCCGAAGGCGGCACCAACACCGCCGACTTTGCCGATCAGTTGGGTGAACTGGTACACAAGCTCGCCCGCGCCCACGATGAGCGCGCCGATCCCGGTGCGGATCAAAGCGCCGCGCAACACCACCAGCCCGGTTGCCAGGCCTTTGACCGACAACGCGGCCGCCACCAGCCCCGCGACCCAGCGCCCGGCCATAACCGTGGCAAAAGTTGCGGCATAGGTTGTCAGCCGGCCGAGATTGTCAAAGACCGCCGTGATCGCCTCACCCAGAACACCCGTGCCACGGGCCGCATCGCCAAGCGCATTGGCGATGGATTCCAGCGCAGGCGCGACCGCCGCCGTGAGGCGATTGGTCAGGCCCAGCCAGATCAGGCTGAGTTTGGCAATCGCATCCCCCGTCCTTTCGATCTGCACCGCATCGCTGGCACTGACGGCCACCCCGAAGTCGCGCACATCCTTTGCCGCCTCGCGCAAAGTGGCCGGATCAATCCGCAAGAAGGCGAGCGCGGCCTTGTCGCCAAAGAGGTCCGAGGCCACGGCCGCACGTTCCGCCTCGGGGACAAGCCGAGCCAAGGCGTCTTGAATCGTGGCGATCCGTTCATCCAAGGGCAAAGCCTGAAGATCCCGCGCCGAGAGATGCAGCCGCTCCAACGCCCCAACGGCAGATCCTGACCCAGATGCGGCTTCAGAAAGCCGGGTGGTCAGTTTCTTCGTCGCCTGTTCGATCTCGCCCAGTGAGACCCCGGCCAATTCGCCCGCCAGGGTCAGGACCTGCAGGCTTTCCACCGATGTCTTGAGCGAGGCTGCCATGTCGGCCTGCGCGCCGATCGTGTCGAGGCCCGAACGGATCATCGCCACACCGGCCGCCGCTGCAGCGGCGGTCATCGCGGCAAGCGCAATCCCGGCCTTCGTTGCAAAACCCGCAAGCCGCGTGTTCGCCCGCTCCATTTCGGAGGAAAGTCGACCAAAGCCCTTGGTGCCGGCCTCGCCGATACCTTCAAGCTCAGCGCGGACCTGACGACCTCCAACTGCGGCAAGCCGGACAGAGATGCGTTTCTCGGCCATTGGGAGGACAGGTCCTGTCGATGAAGGTCAGTCGTGGTTTGCGGCGATCTGCGCGTTCACTTGGCGCACCATCACCGCCTCGAGGGCGGGCAAGAGTTCAGCGATCGCTGGGGCCGGAATGCCAAGGGCGGCGCCAAGCGCAAAGGCCGCGCCCATGTCCCAGCCGATCACCGCGCCAGGGACGATGCGAAGTTGCCCCCCAAGGCGCCCGACAAGGTCCCAGACATGCCAACCCTCAAGTGTGAGCGGCTGGTTTATCCTTGCGGGGCAGTCAGGGCAGACGGATCCGCAGGCCGCGCAGTAGCCGTCGCCCCCGCCGAAGGCCCACTCGGCAAGGGCGATGAGGCGTTTTTTTCCGCGTCCAGCAGCAAGCCCTTCGCGACATAAACCGTCTGGAACGCCTCGAAGATCGGCCAGATGTCGAGAAGCGCGTCGATCGCCTCGGGGCTGACCGCCAAGGGCGCGCCCTCGGCATCCCCGACACCCTCCCAGTCAAGGATGGCCGTCCGCGCCAATGCCTTTGCCATGGCAAGGGCAGCTTCTTCTGCAGAGGCCCCCTCAGGCAACTCTTTCACGACAGGCTGGGAGCGGGCCGCCACCATCAGCGCAGTCGTCAGAGGGGCGAGTTGCACCCGCAACCCCGGGGTCAGGTCGTGCCATGTCGGCAACGGCTTAAGGTCCAGACGCAGCATCACATTGCTTTCTGTTGGAATGTGCCTATTCCCAGACTGATCTCGGAATCGGGACAGGGAGGTTGGCCATGGTCAAGGTTACGCAAATCGATGCGGGCTGCATCGAAGAGCTCCGGCGAACGGACGGCTCCCTCCTGGCGCGCGGCCGCTTTATCGATGGCCGCCAGCATGGCTATTGGGAATGGTTCCGCGGGGATGGGTCGGTAAAGCGCACCGGCTATTTCCACAGCGGCAAGCCGATCAGCGTCTGGACAGAGTTCGACGCAAACGGCCGTGCGCTGCGCAATGCACCCGCCGACGCTTTCGCCGATCTCGCGCATTACATCATCGACGCCCCTCAGGCATAGGACGCGACCGTATTCGTCAGCACCGCCGTGCACATGCGGGCGGGGTTGGTGGCCTTGGCCGCCTGCCAGTCGAAGGTCGCCTGAATGCCCTGCGGGCCCGGGATCTCGATCCGCGGACGTGGCAGGTAGACAGCATGCGCAGTGAAGGTGAAGCTCGCATTCGCCCCGAGGCTCCAGCCAAAGACCAGCTCGCAGGGCGCCCCATCGATGGCTTGTGTGATGAGAGCCGTGTCGGCAAAGCGCACCTCCACCCGGCCCGTCAGCGCGGCCATGCCCGGATCAACCCCCTCGATCTTGCCATCCGAACGGATCGTCTCGATCCGGTCGAGACCGTTGGAATAGGTCACCTCCGCCGAGATGACATTGCCAAGCGGTGTGCCATTGCGGGTGATCGTTCCGTTGAAGTGGCCAAAACGCTGCAGAGCCAGCGAGGTCGGCGTGCCAGCAGCCGATACTGCTGCGACATTCTCGCCCTGCGCAACCAGCCGCGCGGTCGCCGTCAGCAGGCCCGAACGGGACATCTGCCAACTCAGCTGATCGCACACGCAGCCCGTATACATCGCATAGCGTGGCACCTCTGGCATCGCCGTCTCGATGGACATGCTCGGCAGTGACCAGTTCCCCGACTGGAACGTGTGGGTCTTGGGCGTCGTGCCGGTGGTTGTGGGGCCCCCAAAGGCGGCTCTCAGCCAGAGGCCGAAGTTCTCGACATCGATTGGCACCACGACATCGCCATCCGCCGTCACCGCATCCTTGATCGGGGCAAGCGGGTCGCGCCCCTGGCCCAAAAGCTCTGAGGCAGTCAAGGGCTGCTCGGAGCCGAGCGTCGTGCTGGCAAAGGGCACCGTCCGGAACCCCGTGGTCGGCGCCGTTCCGTAAACCGTCTCGAACGCAAGCGCCATTTGCGCCCGCGCCCCATGGGCTCGTGCCATTTTGGTATCCTTTTCAGCGGATTTTGGTTAGAGGAGCAGCAATTGCATATGGCGCAGGGGCAATTCATGCTGGGCCATATGCTGAGTCAACGCACCTAAGGTGTAGACACGACCCGAAGGCAGACCTCGAATGAGCCCACCCACACCAAGAACGGCAAAACCATCCGTTTTCGCTCCGGATCTCGAAGTCACAGGCGATATCACCGGCACAGGCCCCTTGGTGGTTCAAGCGCGTGTTGTCGGCAACATTACCGGTGAGATCGTAACGATTGAACACTGGGCCAATGTGAAGGGCGATATCGAGGCCAAGCAGGCAACGATTGAAGGCGTTGTCGTTGGCGCCGTCATCGCGGAGGATGTCCGCGTTTCGCATTCCGGTCAAATCAACGGCTCAGTTCATTACTCCAAACTGGCCGTGGAAGCTGGCGCGATGATAGAGGGCCATCTGAGAATAATAACCGCGCCCCCGGAACCCGTTCAGTCAAGTGGATCGGCCAGCGAATAATGTAGGATGATCGGCACCACGGCCCCCTTTAAGCTGGCTGCCCCTTCAAAAGCGAGATCGACAGGCTCAGGTGCTGCCGCCTCGACCCAGTCGCAGAGCCCGCCCAGTGTTCGGTCGTTGCCAAGCACTGCGCCGACGCTGACGCAGAGTGCGTCGAAAGCGGCATCACGGTCTGCGCCCTGTACGACGGCTTCGATTTTGGCTCGGTGCTGGTAGTGGTAGCGCAGCGGCGACAGCGTCACCTCCGGCTCGCCAGGTTCACCGTCGCGCAGGATCAGCAGGCCTGCGGCTGGCACGCGCTCGGGCAAGACGTCGCCGCGCAGGACGGTGGCAGGCAATGCCGAAAGCCGCTTGTTCAGCGCGGTGAGGATGGTTTCGCGGAGGGTGGGCATCTTGCCACCTTCGATTCAATTGTGACTTCTGCGACGGTGACCGATATGCTAGAGGTAATACCCCTGAATACTCGCCGGGAGTCGCCCCCATGAATGCCATCCGTCCCATCGCCGTGAAGCTCGATCAGGCTACCCGCGACCGACTCAAGCGATTGGCGGATGCAAAGGATCGCTCCACCCACTGGATGCTGCGCGAGGCTGTTGCACAGTTCGTCGAACGCGAAGAGAAGCGCGAGGCGTTTCGGCAGGCAGGTCTTCAAGCCTGGGAGGAATATCAGGCGACCGGCAAGCACATCACGCATGACGAAGCCGATGCCTGGCTTGCGAAGTTGGAAGCGGGCGAAGTGGCGGCCGTTCCTGAATGCCACAACTGATCTGGTCACCCGCAGCCCTGCGGGATGTCGAGCGACTTCACCACTTCCTTGCCGACAAGAACCCTGACGCAGCGCGTCGCGCCGCCAAGGCGATCCGCGAAGGCATGAACATCCTGCGCGATCAACCCGAGGTGGGTCGGCCTGTCGAAGACATGGAACCGGAGTTCCGCGAGTGGTTCATCACCTTTGGCGACAGCGGCTATGTGTCGCTTTACCGGTTCGATGGGGAAACCGCGATCATCCTTGCCATTCGTCATCAGCGCGAAGCCGGTTATTAAGCGCGCGAAGGAATCCACGCTCGTTCTTCCACCCAATTCGCCACGATCAACCCCGGCACTTTCTCCGCCGTGCGCTCGGCATCCCGCACCAGATCGAGCCGCTTGGCGAGCTTCACCTGCCGGACCAAGAGGAAGATGGGCACCGTTGTCCGCCCCTGACCGGATTTCGCACGGGAGGCGACACCAAGGCCGCGGCTGTTGAGCCTGCCCTCTGCCACAAGCAGACTGGGACCACGCGATCGATAAACGAATCGCAGTTGCAGCCCACGTCGCTGTTCCCACTCTCTCGGTGTGATGCGACCACCCCGAGTAGACTTGCCAGCCGCTGCTGTCGGAATGGTCAGCCATAGGCCACTTTTTGAGCGAATGAGTGGGCCAGTTTCGTGTGCCCCCACGATCACGGGCGCGTTGGACCAAACGAGGGCCGCCGCATTGAGGCTGGCCTTGCCCTTGGGATATTGCGCCGATCGGATGGTGCGCGCCAAACGGTCCCCAAGGCCCGCACCGGTGATCTCGCGGCGCCAGTCTGACTTGAGGCCAGAGCTCGCTTCAAGGAATGCTGCCGATACCGCTCGCTCGCCCGCGGTGATTTCCGCCTGCATCATCGCAACCAAGTCGGGATCAATGCCAAACGTCAGTTTCATGCTGGGGTCACGCAGGACTGAGGTCGATGGTCCAGATCAGCCATTCGCGGTCACGGCGCGGCTCGCCCTGGATCAGAAAGGTTTCCTCCCCGATCAGGATCTGTTCCTGCGGGCGAGGATTTGGGATATCCGCCACCCGGACATCGATCCGGGTGGTGTCAGAAAGCAGCCGAGCCGACCCAAACTCGGTGATCTCATCCGGGCGGCGCGCAATAATTCGAATGCGCGTGAAGCGCCCCTCACTATCCCGATGCCAAGCGTCCCTGGAGAGATTGGGATCAGAAAAAAGCGCGCAAAGCGCAGCCGCAAAGACGTTCACGCCACGCTGCCGTTCAGCCGCACCCGGCCGATGGTCTCGCCAGCCGTGTTACCAACCGCCAGCATCGCTGCACCGATCAGCACATTGCCCGTCGCCGTGATTGTCGCCACCTTGGCCGTATTGTCCCAGTAGACCTTGGCACCGACGGTCCAGGCCTGCGAGGCAGCTTTCGCCATATCGACGACACCGGTGAGTTGGGACTCGACCTCGGCGCTAGATGCCGCGTCGTGCGTGGCGATGCCGAAAAGGCTGCCGACAAGGAGGCCGTCACCGGAGGCAACAGCATAGGGTGCGGACAGGGTCACGACGTGACCCGGTTGGACATAAGTTTTCATGGAGGGGATCCTTGGGGTTGGAAGCCGGCTGCACGACTGCTCCGGCACGCAAAAGAAAAAGGCGGCGTTGCCGCCGCCTTCAGGTCCAACAGGGAGGAATTATCTACCTCTTTAGCATAGGTCGCGCCGCTCCGCTTTCACTGTGCGAATAGAGCCTGACTATTGGCTCAACCGTTACGCGGTAGCCACACCGGGGTTCTTGTAGAGCCCACGCCAATCGATGGCCTTGGCACCAAAGTCGAGCCGGGCCTTGATCTCGACACCGTCCACATCGAAGCCCATGCGGGTTTCCATGAAGACGCCCTCCTGACCTTCAAGGAAGGCATATTCGATGGTGTCGATCGCGGCGGGGCTCGCCACCAGATACCACGGCACCGCGCCCGAGGCCGGTTCCAGCCGCGGCTCGGAGACGATGGTGAGGCTCCGGAGGTTTGTCGGCACCACGTCGCTCGGTTTGCCCGGCGAGAGGTTTTGCGCCAGCAACTGCTCTGCTGCGAGTTCGAGAGAGGACGGCACCACCAGGAAGGCGGGCCGGATGTTCAGGAGCGTTTTGCCATCCAGCCCAGTCTGGCGCGACATCGCGGTTCGGGCCTTGGCTAGGTTGACGACATCGAGGGCCGTGCCGGTGCCGGCAAGGTTGGCATGCCCCGCATGGAACAGCGTCTTGCCATCGGCCATGGCGGCGTTGGCTGTGAAAATGCCCCAGACCACATCGCTTTCCAGCGTGGCAGCGGCGGTGCCAAAGAGCGCGGGTACGCGGGTGAAGGCATCAAGATCGTCGTTGATAAGCACCTGACGGGTGATGCCGACCACCTTGCCATAGGTCTCGACACGGTAGGTTTCCTTGGCCTCGCCGATCGTGCCGCGCTTGAACTCGCCAGCCTCGTTGACCTTCTCGAGTTGTGGCGCTTCACCCAATTGCAGACGCTGCACGTTCTTGAAGTCCGCCACGGATGTGCGGCGTGCGATGATCTGGTACGTGCGAGGGGCTGCCTCATAGGCCGCGCGCAGGGTGCGGTTGGTGACCGAGGCCAGGATCTGCGGAAAGTCAGAGGTGGTATGCAGTGCGCGGGTGGCGATCTCATCGCGGCCCATGCCGCGGACGCGGATCCCCTCGGCTTCGAGGAAGCTGCGCGCCATTTCGATGAGGGAGAGACCACGCCATTCCCGCGCCGCGGGGGTTAGCTGGTGCTGTCCAGGCTCGTAACGATGAAGGAGTGCTTGCTCCACCGCGGCGCGTCGAGTTTCCACCTCGTCCTGACCGGACATGCGCACATGCGGTCGGGTCTCGGTCGCGACATCGCGGGCAGCCGCCGCATCGATCAGTGCGGCACGCGCTTCCGGCAGCGCCACGCCGCGTGTGACCAAGTCGGTCACAACCTCGACCGGAACCCCGAGCTTACGCCCCGCCTCCTGAATACCGGCGATGCGGGCGCGCTCTTCGCGCATGGCGGTTTCGGCAATCTCGCGCATCTGCGCCTCCGTGGGGATGTTCGGCTGCGGCGTCTCCGGCATCGGCGCACGGCGCTCTGCTGCGACAGGCGTAGTCACGCTGCGGGTTTCCACGGTCGCCGCTTCCATAGCAGCAGGCTCCTGGGCAACCGGAGACGTAGGCGTGACGTTCGGCGGCGCGGTTTCATTCTGCGCCTCGGGATCGGGCGCGATTGAGGTGTCGGTCATGGGGGGATCCTTTTCTTCAGGGAGAGCGGCCGCCGTCAGGCTGCGCCGGATCAGTTCACAGGGATGCTTGGGAGAGGCTTGAGAACGAAAACCGGCGGCAGCATCGGCACCAACCGGCACGGCGGAAAGCTCCATCGGCTGCCAGTCGATGGCCCGCCAGATCGGGACACGGCCTTCTTCTTCAGTGATTTCGTAGGTGCGCACGGCGTAGCCCACCGAGACGTTCCGAATGATACCGGCGCGCACATCGGCCCAGATTGGTGCCACATCCTCGCGCTCGGAGAAGCGCACGCGGGCGCGGCCCACGGACGTGCCGGAGCGCGTGTCGATCCACGCGGCTTCCACCACGCCCAGCACGTCCTCGAGGTTATACGCGCCGTGAGTGTTCAGGAGGGGTGCCCCACCGTTCAGCCGCGCAAGGTCCACATGACCGGGCTCGAGCGAGAGCACCTCGTCATATGCGCGGCCCGTCCAGGGATCGCGACGACGCACGGCCGCCCCTGTGGACCAGACGAGCTCCACCGTGCGGGCGGCCTCGTCGATGCTTTCTGGCATGAGGCGCACCTCGGCCCGCATCTGCAGGCCAAGCTCGCGCGCCTCCCGCTCAGGAGGTTGGATCTGTGGTTTCATCTGTTTGTCCTGATTGAGCCGGATCGGAAGGGAAGCTTCCAAACGAGGGCGCATCCCCCACCCCCTTGTCCTGTCCGGTCTTGGTGGAGCGCCGCGGGTCGGTGTCGAGCACCAGCCCCAGTGCATCGAGTTCGGCATTGGTCGCGGCGATTTCTGCCAGCACCTGCGCCGGCTCATAGCCCTGCCGCGCGATGGCTTCCTTCAGGGTCATCACGCCCGCACGCACCGCCAGCACGTCGGCCTGAATGTCCTTCAAGGGATCAACCGCCTCGAAGCGCGGTGCGGTCCAGTCAGCGGTGATCTCGCCTTCCGGCAGGCGACCTGCGGCTTGTGCAGCCACCACAAAGCGCTGCCACACTGGCCGACAGAGGCCCGGCACCAGAAGCTGCCATTGCAGCGCCTCCATCCGCCTTCGGAACTCGATGAGCCCCGCCCGGATCGAGGAATAATTCACCTGGCTGAGGTCGCCGGTCAGAAGCTCGTAGGTGAGCCCCACGCCTGCCGACACGGCATGCAGCTGCATGCGCATATACTCGGCATAGCCCCCGGCCGAGGAAGGCGTGGCGAACTTCACATCCTTCCCCGGCTCGAGATATTCAATCATACCGGGCTCGAAGCTTTCGATGCGGGAACCCGAGGCATCGATCCGGGCCTGCCCCAAGGTCTGTTCGTCCTCGGCGCCGGTCACGAAGGCTGCAAAACAGGCTTCGATCTTTTTGCGCACCAGTTCAGCTTCGTCGTAATCGTCGAGGTCGCGCAGTTTCAGGATGACCGGGGCCAACCAGGGGACGCCCCGCACCTGACCCGGGCGCAGCCGGTCAAAGAGATGTAGCACCCGATCGGCGGGCACGCGTTGCGAGGCCGCAGAACCTACCCCGCGCAACTCGCCTGGATGGCGTGGAAACAGCCAGTAGGCCCGTCGCCTGCCGATTGCGTCAAACTCGATACCCTGCAGGATGAAGCCGCCATCCGGCAAATCTTCGCTTTTCCAGCTGTCGAGATGGTCAGCCTCGAGGACCTGACATTGTAGCGGCACGGCGAGACCATCCTCGACGCGCCGGTCGCGGAAGCGGACGAGCACCTCGCCACTTTCGACAAGGCTCCGCACCATCAAGGCTTGCAGTCCGGCGAAGTCGGTCAGTCCGTCGGCGTCACATTGTGCCGAGAACTGCAGCCAGAGCCGGTCAGCAAGGCGCGCAATGTCGGGCGTTGCGGCCCGCGCTCGTGGCTGCAGCCCGGTGCCGATCATATTACTGACCAGCGCCTGCACCGCTTTGGTGGCGTAAGGGTTATTGCGCACCAGATCACGGGAGCGGTCCCGCAGCCGATGTAGAGCCGGGGCAATCTCGGCGTTGGCCCCAGTGCCACCGGCAATCCAGCCTTCGGTGCGTCGGCCCTGCCGCGCACCCTCGTAGGCGCGGGCCAGCACTCCGAGCGCTTGGCGCTGACGGGCACGCCGCAGCCCTGCCCCCGGAGCGAGTGTCCCGATGGCCTTGTCAAGCCAGTTCATGACCTCTCAGCCCTTCGAGAAAGTGGCAAACGATCGGCGCGCTTTCGGGCGGCCCGCAACTTCGGCAATGTCGCCCTCGAGGCGACGAATGCGGGCAAGAAGGTCGTGGGCCGAACCATATTCGATCGACTTGCCGTCATAGCTCACACGCAACGTGCCACTGGCATAAGCGCGACGCAGAGCGGCAAGTTCGTCTTCTGTCCAGGGCATCGCGTATCATAGTCCTTCATCTGAGCCAGTTGCCCCGGCGACGGCCGATCCAGCCGCTCGCAGGTGCGCCTGCCGATGGTACCGACGCCTTTGATTGATGCGGCGCAGGCACAGCAGGTTGCGCGATGGCAAGGTCTGCTTCCAGCGAGGCCCATTGGTCTTCCGACCAACGGTCGATCCCGGCAATCCAAGCGGCCGCGCGAGCATAAACCCGGCAGTCGAGTGCCTCGTTGCGTTCCCGCAGCTTTTGCCATTCGAGTTTGGCAAAGCCGCGCTTGTTCTTGACCGTGACCAGCTGCTCAGCCGTCAGCTGCTTTAGCCATTCAGCGTCGACCCAGCCCGGCAGATGAAGAAAGCCGGGAGGAAACCGCTCCCCATCCCCCGGGCTTAGTTTCGGCGGGCTTACGCCGCCCCACTGGGGCGACGGTCTCGCCTCATCCGGTGGATCGAGCCGCAGGAAACTATAGGTCTCGGCCTTGAAGGTCGAGGTGGCGATGGTCCAGAGCCGCGCCCCGCGGCGCAGACGTTTGCCCGCGATCGTCGCATCGACAAACGTCGGCCCCGTCACGGGGCTCGCCCGATTGAAGCCCTCAAGGCCCTTGATCGGGGCCACCTGTCCAAAGCCCACCTGCCGCGCCCAGGCGTAGGCGGCCGCCGTTTCATAGCCCGTGTCGATCGCAAGTCGCGCGATGGTCATCGGCGTGCCGCTGGCGTGAACCCAAGTGCGTCCAAGAAGGTCCGTCAATTTCTGCCAGCACGCCGGATCGCCCGGGCCGCCGTCTATGACGATGTGATCAATGAGCCAGCTTTGCAGGCCTTTGCCCCATGCCCAGACATCAACCTCGATCCGGTCCTTCTGGACGTCGGCGCCAGCGGTCAGGAACAACCCGCCCGCCGGCACCGTGCCTGCACGCCAATCTTCCTTCAGACCCTGCAGGCGCTGCCAATCCGGGGCCTCCCCACTTTCCATCCAGGTCTCGCCGAGGGAGGTGTTGATGAAGGTCTTCATCGTCTCATCCCCACCGGCGCGCGCCGACAAAAACGCCTTGGCCATTGCCTCGAGCCGCACCCAGGGCGAATAGATCTCGTTCAGATGGAAGCCCGCGGTCCCGTTGAACGGCGCATCCGCGATCCAGCGTCCCTTAGAGATCGCGGCCCAGCGGGTCTCATCCTTCCAAGCGGCGTCGCAGTCCGCGCAGTGGTAGCGCGCGGTTTCCGGGCGATGGCTGCCGTTCTCGTCCTTTTCCCATTTCACCTGGCCCCAGGTCAGCAGTTGTTCCACACCACACGCCGGGCACGGCACCCAGTACCGGCGCTGGTCACTTTCCTCGAAGGCCGCCTCGATCCGGCTGGCGCCTTTGTTCGTCGGCGTCGAGACCAGCACGATCTTGCGGTTCCAGAACGTCACCGTCCGCTTCTTCGCGAGGTTGACCGGGTCGCCCTCGGCCCCCGCGCTGAATGGATAGCGGTCCACCTCATCGCAAAGCAGCAAGCGGATCGGACGGCTGGCCAAGCCCGAAGGCGCATTGGCCCCGACGATGGTCAGATGCCCGCCGGGAAATCGTTTGTGCAGGATCTTGTTGTTGCCGTCCCGCGAACGGGGATCGGCGATCTTGCCCTGCAGGCAGGGCGTGTCCCGCGCCATCGGCGAGAAGCGGTCCTTTGACCAGGTTTCGGCATCGCGCTCGGTGGGCATCACCACCATGATCGGCGCCGGGTCGTGGTCAATGTGATAGCCGACCATGTTCAAGATCGACTCCGACTTGCCGATTTGACTGCTCGACATGATCACGACGGTTTCCGCCGCCGGATCCGAGATCGCATCCATGATCCCGCGCTGGTATTCGGCGCGGCTCGTGCGCCATTGGCCCGGCTCGGCGCTGGCCTCAGAACTCAGTCGTCGGTTCTGGTCCGCCCAATCGCTGATCGTCAGCTCGGGCGGAGGCTTCAGAACTGCCAGTGCCTTCGCCACCGTCCGCTTCAGGATCGCTGACCCCTGTACGGTCAAGGTCGGCTTCAAGTTCAATGTCTGGCTGCGCGAGATCATCGAGCACCTCGCGGATGGCGGCGCGGATTAGGTTCCGGGTGTCTCCGACGGTTGATTGTTCAAAGGCTTGTGGTGCCAGTCGGTCAGGCAGGGCCAGCAGGCGGGTGCGCAAGAGCGCCAACACCGCGATCCAGGCCGCCTCGATCTGTTCTGCAGCGATCAGGGAACGGCGCTTTTCTTCGGCTTCCATTTCAGCGAGGTCAGCCCGCGCCCGGATGAAGCGCGCACGTTCAGCGGCATAGTCTGGCGCACCCGCCTGCGCCTTCAGCGCCTGATCGCGCAAATAGCGAACATAGCCACGCACAGACCCGATCAGATCATATTGCCCGCGCTCAGCCTTAGGGATCACGCCCTCGCGGCTCAGTTGCTGGACCCGCCGTTCCGAAAGGTCGAGCAGCCGCGCGATCACGCCGATGGGTTGCGTCGCCGACGACATGAAGTGATCCCCGACCCCTGATCAAAGCCATGTAATTGCTGCGATAATACTGGATGAACCTGCCCGGTAGAGCGAACCTGACGACATCAAGCGACGCACCTACGGAGCCCACCATGACCATCGCCGAACGCTACAACGAAGCCGCCACCCGCCTGCTTCCCCATATGGCCGCCGACCTGGCTGTGGACCCGACCATCACTGACGCAAACCACATCGACGAGATCGTCTTCCGCCGCAGCGAATTCCTCGGCGGCATGGCCGTCGCGATCCTCGCCATGATCGAACACAAAGGCTGAGGTTCAACCCATGACACGCCGCGCTACTGACACTTCCAAGCCCATCGACGCCTTCCTCGCCGCAAAGGCCGAGATCGACACGATGCTGGAGCGGCTCGCCGCCCTGAGCGCGGATCATTTCGAGACCAGCCCGGACGAGATCAACTGGGGTCATGTTGGCACCCTGAACCATTACCGCGACCGCCTGCGCGAGATCACCGACAGCGCCTTCAAGGAAGGCGAGTTCGCCGAG